TTTGACTTCAAAACCCCGTTGAATAAACGCGCTAATTGGTAAGCGGTAAAATACTGCACCGTTTTCCATAATAGCATGGAATAATATAGGACGTCCTGTAATCGATGCCAGGCCAAATATAATACAGTCTTCCACTTCTCCATAATGAGATTTAAGATCGTAGAGATACTCTCTCCTGATCTGTGCATAAGTGACAGGAATATTTGCATTTAAATAAGCCATTTATCATAATTAATTAGTAACTAAATGTACTACTATAATTATAGCAACTATAACTACAGCTGTAGCTTTTTTATTGCCTATTGCTAAGTTCCATATTCTCTTAGCTTCTTTTGTAACTTTTTCCATAGTTCCCTCCGTTTTTTATTTTATTATACCCCAATTTTCCCCTTTTTTATAGTTAACTTTGTTATTAATTATAAGAGGAATAGCGGTCTCCATTATATCTTTTACTAAGGTAGCTTCTTTATCATCTTTTATGGAAAGACACAACTCATCGTGTATTTGTATCCGTGGTAAAATTCCTTTTTCATATAAATTCACCATTGCTTTTTTAGTCATATCCGCCGCACTACCCTGGATGAGTCTATTTAAGGCTTTATATGTAAATGCTGGCGCGTAATGTTTATCAAAATTTTCCATGTAATTTTTAGGTAGTTTATTTTCTTTATAGGCATCAGCCATTTTTGCTTTAAATTCTTTTTCTGCGTTTTCTTTTGTCAATATTGGAACAGGATCGTATCTATTGATTTTATTATTCCACCTTCGATCCTGTATTTCCCATTTGTTGAACCTACAGAATCTATCTTCCAGTGTAAATAATAACTTGTGTTTTTCTGCAAACGCAATCAGATCCTGAGATAGTCTTCGAACAAATGGAGCGTTGTTATGATATGTATTAAATAATTTAGTAGCTTTGTCTCTATCTAATTTTAATTCTTTCTGTAATTTTATTTTTCCCATACCATAGAAGAGGCCCAGGTTAATGGTCTTGGCCGTGATCCGTGGTATTTGAGCCATGTCTGCTACAGTCTGGTGAAAATCTACATCAGAGTCTCTGTAAGCTTCTTCAATTTTCTCTAAACTCTCTATTAAATTAATAGGTAAGGGATCGTCAGGATCTACTTCTCTTTCTAAATATATTTTTAAAGCGTAATGAACCACTATTCGGGGTTCCTGTTGGCTATAATCAAATGATCCCCACGTACACCCTTCATCAGGAATAAATAATTCCCTCATTTTTTTACCAATAAACCCTTTCGAGGGTATCTGTTGTAAGTTGGGATTAGACATAGAAAATCTTCCAGTAACCGTTCCACCTTGGTCCGATCTAATCTGGTTTATATCTGCATGTATTCTACCTTCATGTACAAAATCTAATAAACCTTCAATAAAAGTATTTTCTGTTTTATCAAAGTTTCTTGCTTTAACAATTAATCTTAAAAAATGATTTTTATGGGTAGATAAATAGTCTTTAGGAAGTTTAGGCGTTGTAGATTCGATTATTTCTGTTTTAACTTTTCCTGTTTCTTTATCAATAATGGGCTTACCTTTTTTATCTTTAATTTCTTTTTCTCTATCTTTTGTAGTTTCGTAGTCAGTTATTTTTTGATGGTCTAGTAGTTTTTTAATAGAAGAGGCTGCCCAAATTTCTATTTTAATTCCTGTCCTTCTTTCAATATAATTAATAATATTATTTTTAGTCTTATTTAAACGTTCACCGAACGCCTTAGCTTTTTGGACATCTATTTTAACTCCTTTAAACTTCATGTCAACTAAGCACGGAAACAATTTAGTTTCTAACTCAAAAATCTTCCTGCATGTTTTTTCTTTGTTTGTTTTAGGATCTATGTATAATACTTCGTCTAATTTTTTTTCAAATAACTCCCATAATTTCAACGTTAAATTAACATCTTGTTCTGCATAATCTTTTACTAAATGATGAGGAAGTTTGTGCATATTAGTCATAGGGTCTTTTATTGTTCCATTAGACCATTCTAAAACTTTAGCTGCCAAATCGTATTTGTATTTTGTCTCTTTTAAATAGTCTTTACTAAGTGAATCCAAAGAATATTTCATTCGTGTTTCATCTATTACAGAAGCTGCTATCATTGTATCTAATAATTGTCCTTGTAACTTATCTCCAGTAGCTGCTCTGATCCAACATACATCGTATATTGCATTGTGAAATACTTTGCGTAAACCCTTGTTTTTAAACACTTTTTCGTTCAAATATTCCCATGTTTCTTTGGTGTTTAAATTAGCTGTCATGTGATGAGCAATAGGAAAATATAAAGTTTGTTTTTTCGTCGCAATTGCTATGCCGCAAACAAAACCATCTTTTCTAATTGCTCCTGACCCTTTTGTTTTTAAATTAGGATCGTATGTTTCTAAGTCAATCGCAACGGTATCTATACCTGTTAAATCTAGATCAGTTAGTTGAGGAACTTCACACATTATTTTTTAATTATTCCCCATGAGTTTGATTTTTCTAATTTAGATTCAAAAACTTGGCTCTTTTGTGCTTCCTCTCCATAATCTCTTTCAATAATCATTTCTATAAAGTGAATTGCTTTTTCTAAATCTTGTTTTTTTCCTTTCAATCTATGTCTCAAGATATATTTTATAACGCAGCCTTCTGGATAAAGCAACTCATTTTCGATTACGAATTTACTTGGCTGAATTTTAAAATTCTGATAATGTGATCCACCAATTTGTTTGTCGTATGGTTTTGTCATACTTCCTTTCTTTGATATAACTTATTTATTAATCTATTTATTCTAACATCTTTTTTACCTATTGCTCCAATAGGTAAGGTTTTCATACATTGTAGTTTATTTATACGATCTAATATATAGGGTTTTATTTTTCTAAATTTCATATTGATCGTACTCCTAATTTTCTATTTTTTGTTGATGCTAATTCCCAGTAATCAAAAACTCCTCTACTATAAGCTGTATATTCTAATCTCAATTGTGTATGAAAGTCTTCGGCTCTGGTCATGGTATGGTCCACGATAACATTATCAAAGGTTAAACCTTTTACTTGATGGATGTTTCCATAAAAAATTTGATTAGGTTTATCATTATCAAACCCATTAGCCAAAACTCTTTTTATATACTGTAATTTTTCTGTCCCACCTGTAATTTCACTAGGCACACGAATTAAATCAAAATCGGTATATTGTTTACAGCCTGGTTTTAGTAATTCTAAATTAATTAGTTCGTCTATTGTGTAATCTTTTTCAATCCAATCTTTAAAATCATATTCACATTTACTGCGAACTATAACTTTACTGCCCATGTAATCCCAAAATGCTTTAATTTGATTAAGACTCATTGGTTTTCCTTGTACAAAATCTGGCCATACATAATGAGAGTTTATTTCTTTTTTAGATGCGTGAGGAGAGCAACCAACCATAGAATATTCTAAACCCATTCTTGATAAAAATTTTGTAACACGGGTGTCGCTTGGATTTCCCCTGTAAGTAAACAAAAATGTTTGGGTAGTATTCTTTATTTTATTTAATAAGATATCTAAATGAGTAGAGCCTCTTTCTAAATAAGGTAAGTAATAACCCATTCCTTTAATTGTTTCTCCTATGTGTCCCACGCCGTGTTCTTCTCTATACTTAGCTGGTGTCCACACTCTATGTGAATTCCATTTATCCCACACAGGCTTAATGACTTTTTTACATTTTATATTAATAGCTTCGCTACATCTTAATCCTTCTTCTAATTCATGATAGGGATTAGAAGCAAGTTTATGAAAGTAATTTGGATTAGATCCTGCGTATTCAAATAAAGTTTGATCCGCATCTCCAACTAAATAAAAATGTCCATCTTTTACACTAGTCGCCATTTTTTCAATAGCTTTTGTTTGGGGTACATTACTATCTTGGCATTCATCTATAATTACTGCATCTATATCTGGAGCCTTTAAATCTGGATTAAGAAATCTTTCTATCATATCTGTGTAGTCTTCTCTGCCATGAAGGTTTTTATAGTCTTCATAAGTTTTAAATAATTCTTTCATTACTTCAACATTCTTATAAGGTTTGTAAGAGTCTGGATCGCATCTTCTCCAATATTCATCATAAGAAAGACCCCTTCCTTTTGCATCTGATCTAAATCTATAAAGGTTATGTTTTTCAATATCAGGATTTCTGTCTTCATTAAAACGCCTGTCTTGTATAATTAAATTTTTGTGATCTTCTAATTTTGTTTTTGTTAATTTACCGTGTAGAGAGGGTCGATTTCTGCAATAGTGATGGATAGTACCAATAGTTTCTCTTAAGTCTTTTTTAGTGACTCCTTGTAATTGTGGAAATTCATAAAGGCCTTCTTCTGTTTTTAAATCTTTTAACTCAAATACAGCTTCTAAAATTTGTTCAGCCGCTACATTTGTATGAGATAGTATAAGAATTTTTTTATAATCATATTTAACTATCAATTCCTTAAAAAGTTTTACTATATAAACGTGGGTCTTACCTGTACCTGGAGGACCTGCAATAAATCTAGGTTCTATCTTTTTCAAAGTCATTTATTAAACCTCCTGTCTCTTCTACGTATTCTCCCTCTATTACTACATCCTCAATTGGAAGTTCTGGGCTATCAATCTTCCAAGCTGGACAAGACTTTCCAAGATATTTTCCTCTATTTTTCTTTGCTTGTAATATATCCTGAATCTTTAGTACAAGATCCACTCTTTCAAGATTTACTTTTTGACTATGCAGATAATCTTCAAAATTATCTAAATTAAATTCTAAAAAGTCTTTCTGTTGATTAAAGTAGGGTAGTTTATAATTTGCTAATTCTTTCTTATTTGTAAAAGCTTTAACTCTGCTAATATAACTCATAAAATGTTTTTTAAATACTAAGTTGTTGTCTGCGTCGTCTTCCCAATCTTTAGATTGAGTTCGTGTTTCAAATTTCATTTTCATTATTTCTTCAAACTGAGAGGATTTCATTTTAGGGATCCACACTTGAGCCTGAGAAATAACAGCATCATAAAATGCTTTTTGATTCATCAGTGTTTGGCCATCGACAATAATAGTTTTCTCAAACATTTTGTTTTCTAATTTACCAACTACTTTTAGTTTGTATCTATTTTGACCATACTGAATAATGTCCCCGATGGACTCGTCTGCAATTATTTTAACATCGGCTAAAGATTTATCTTCTGCTCCTATCCAACTAAATATTGTAGCTATGGATTGCGTTTTACATTCTACTATTTCTGCAATTTTTGGCATTCCAAACTGTCTTTTAGAAGTTCTAGTAGAGGAACCTTTAGTTTTCCTATTTTCAGCTTCATCGTCATTCGATATAACTGCAATGTCATAAATAAAATCATTAATTTCTGTATCGTCCCAATCAGTCTGTTTAATTAGAACTCCAGCTATAGCGGTACAATACTCGTCTCTTTGACCTTTGTGTGCGTATAAAACTGATAAGGCAGTAGCTAAAGCTATTTTTCGTAAAACTTTATTTAGGTCTCCAACATATTCAGTAAATCCTTCGTACTTCTCCCATCTTACATGTTCATGATTTTTACTATGCAGTGACCCAGGTGCTATTGTGTAATTTGATTCACCACTTCTTATTTCACATAAACACTTTCCATGTGCAGCATGTTCAACATATCTGTTTAGTTCGTTTGGTAATATAAATTGTTGTGCAGTTAATTTTTGTTTCCATACATAATGGCTAGTAGGGTTGTGATCTCTACCAAAAATAGCATTACATCCCACTATCCATTTTTTTGCAAATTCTTTTGCACGAGAGTGGTCAATATCAAGATCAACTAAAGTGTCTAATCTTAATCCTAATTCTTTATCTAAATATCTGCTTTTCCATTCTTCTTTCGTTATTGTAAAATCTGTATCGCTCCATTTTTTGACTACAGCCTTACCTCCTTCACAAGGAATAAGGGTATATCCAAGATCATACCAGTGCTCATAAGTGGTTGGACCACTATTTAATTCTTTATCCTTAATCATAATTTATAAATGGGCGTTTCCACTCTCGCTTAGACGCCCACTCCCTAGGAACTATAAATTGATTGTTTTTTTTATTGCTTCTTGATTTTCAGGTTTAGCCTGAACTTCGCCTTTATTTACAGATTCAGCAAAAGATTTTGACATATCATAAATTGACTTGTCTTCTACTGGACCAGCTTTAGCTACATCCCATCCAAACCATGTTCCTTT